TGTATCGGCATTAAGAAAATTGGCGGTCTTGTTCTGATTTATTACGCGAGCAATTGTAATAGACCCTCCCTTCTTGTCTTTTACAGGGGGGATATTACCATAAAAAATACCTCTTTTTTGGGGGTCTTTGGAAAAACTATTTCTCTGAAGGCTGATGATTGGGAAAATCAATGCACCATCACTATCTCTTAAATTTTTATGATTTTTAACCTGCCAAGACCTCTCTCCAGATACCCAAACAACTGGAACTTCTTTACGACCTTTGTTGGTGGTGCAAAACAACTCCATTTCTTCCGTAAGCCAATTATAAACAGAATAATCAATTGTCTCTAAGGTTGATGGTTTAAAGGGCAAAATCTGTTTCATTGTTCCTGTAATGTTGCTTTTATCTTTCATAATTATGTACCGTCAAATAGCCCCTGTCGAGCCCTCGCACAACGTGCTGAGATTTCCAGCATATGTTCTGTTTGTCCGAACAATTGTTTGGGTTCGCTTAATGTAATTATTTCATAATAATCTTCTCCATACAAAATAAAATCACCTTCCCGAACAAATAAATCTTGATCTTCAGTTAATCTACGTTTATGGAAATGACAAGTCAAAGAATAAAGGCGATCTACTCCATATTTATTGGCTGTTGTGGTAGTTTCGCCCCACTCAATTAAAGCATAAACTCTTATTGGTGGTAAGAAGGTCTTGTTTATTGCTTCTCCGTATAAAGGATGAAAATTCGTGTGTTCGTTGCTAATGGGATAGTAAAGAACTGTTTGTCCGATAACTCGTTCAATTAATTCATCGTTGACCTGTTTAACTAAATTTCTTTCTTTAGGTCCAAAAAAAAGTGGAGGGGGCGGACTATCGGGTCTATTCCATTTATTGTCAGCCATTTAAAATCCCTCTTTTATCCTACAAATATATAGGAGGGAACATTTGATTGAAGTCCCTTCGCATCCTCGGCCATCTTAGCATCCTTTTCTACCATGGTAGAATATGTAAGGTTATCCAAAATAACTTTCAGTTCTTCTTTTAAAATAGACTGTTCTTCTTTTGCTTGTGCTGAAAGTTCAGAAGCATTTAATGTTACTGAATCCCCTGGGATGGGAACTGTACCGAACTTTCCTCTTACTTGAGCCAACATTTCTTTTGATAAAGCTAAAGCATATTTTCGAATCCATTGTTTACCCATGCTATTGATGTTACTATAAGGAATATTAGCAAAAGGTAGCGTATTAAGGTTATTGATGCCGTTAATTCCTTCTTTTCGGGTAGGGTCTTCTGTCCACGCATCTTGAGGAATCGAAAACTGAAACCATACCCTTTTAGGAGTAACAAAACCAAATGGCTCAATCGGGGCCGGATATAGAGTCAAATAATTATCTTTCAGTTCGTAGGAATAAAATGAAGCCCGAGTATACAAACTATCCTCAAAGGCCATATTCTGTAATTTGTTTTGCCAAGTGGGGACAATTTCAAAAGTTGAATCATCGGAATACTGGCCATAAGTATTTAAATTTCCCACAACATTTAAGCCTCCATAATACCCATAAAATCTCCACATCGAAGCCGGAGACTTATAATATACTCTTCTGATTGAAATTCTCTTATTATTTATACTCCCGGTGAAAGGTATGGCAAAAGTTGTAGTACCATCAATTGAGGCATCTTGCACTGCTTTTTGTAAATCGTATTTTTGAACATTGCTCTTTAAACCGACCGAGGCTGAATATATTTTTATATCTCCCAACGAAGCTTCTGCGGATAATCCATCGGAAATCCGTGAAGCATAAGAAAAATTAAATTTTGGAAATTTCAGAGCAACATGGGTGCCACTTAAACTAGATGAAAGTTCCCCTGATTCTAGGTTTCCTTTATAATCAAAAGTTCCAGTTGTAGCTCCTAAGAAATCTGAAAGAACATTAACTGCTTGGTGATTATTGATAATCGTACAATATTCTAGTGTTGCCATTTCATAAGAGGTATAAATGTTATCCTCTGTTAATTCAATATCTAATACATCACCGCCCAGCATTTTATAAGTTAAAGCAACTTGAGCAACTGCACCAGAAGTCCATTGACTTGAACTGAGTGGTCCTGCGAGGTATGTTCCATAAGGAACACTTGTGGTGGTAACAAGATTATAAGACCCTGTGGACTTTAGAACATATGGGCTCGTTTTCTGCTTAGGTGTTAATTTAGGAACTGCCATTGTTATTCTCCTATTGATTAAATAGTTTAAGCTTGTTCAAATGAAAAAGAAAACCCCACCTCTCTAAAAAGAAAAGCGGGGTCTTCGATATATGAGATATGTGAGAAGGGTTTTAGCCGAGGAGATCCTCTACTACAACCAAGCCATACATATCAGGACGGACCATCTTTTTACCATAACGAGTCATGACACCCTTGCGAGGCACGAAGTCTTCTGGTCCAAAGATAGTAGGAGTGACCTGTAGTGGTACATAAGGAGCATAAACGTATCCGCTTTCGAGGAAACTATTGCCCTTGCGACCAACCAAAACTAAATTACGAGGGAAATATGGGTCAACATAAATATCCCACTTCTTACTAATCTGGCCAACTTTGACAGCACCAGCGGCTCCCTTGTTTTCATCAGCCGTTGTATCAGCGCGGAATCCACTTGTAAATTCCATGATGTTGGCAATTTCAGGGCTTGTGACCAAGAAATTTGCACCACCACGAAGGGTTTTACGGTGAATTACTGCCGAAACATCATTAACCGTTTCAAGAAGTGTCTCATACCACTCAGAAACTGTTCCAGTAAAATCTGGGTACAGCGTTTGGTTGATAGTTCCACCTTTGGTGCGATTAACAAATTTACCAGGCTTTCGGCTCCAGTAATATGTACCGGCTGATGCTTGCACAATGAGATCATTAAGAATTTCTTGATCAATCTCAAGCGCAATTTGCTCAGAAAGGATACTTGTTAGTTCAACTTCTGCATCCAAATTATGGTATGCATTAATATCTTGCTGAAGCTCCGGTGTCCATTTGGCCTTAAGCTTTTTAGTATCTGCGGTAATGGAAACGGCATCAACTTTAATATCAATTTCAGGAATTGAAATATTATTTTCAAGCCCCCATAATTGAGTACCAACAACTCCACCAAGAGCCGCGCCCGAGCCAGTCCAATTATCTACCAGAGTAAAATGAACCGGTGTTGATGCAGACATAACGGTACTAAGTTGAGCAGCCGTGCGTGTCCCATCTAAACTAGCTAATGCAATTGTAACATGACTAATTCCCTCTCCGGGAGTATGAAATCCACCATTCGTGCCTGAAAGTGCATTCAAGCGACGAACGGGGAATTCAGTTCCAACTACATTAAAAGAGCCAGAAATAGTAATCAAATCTTCTTTGTTATAAGTATTTCCTTGGGCTGTGACCAGTTCGGAAACGCGCAAACGAGCGAAGGCGACTGTGGTTGTTCCGGAAACAAATGCAGGATCATAACGACAAAGTCGATCAAACGCCTCTTGCGAGTCGATTCCGCCACCGCCACTGTCAGCAGGATTTGCATTTCCCCATCCACCGACGACGTTCTCAACGCCAGATCCACCGAATGTACCCGAAGACATCATAATCGGTACTACAGTAGCAGATCCAGTCGGTGAAGCATAGCCATTGTTAAGACTATAGAAACTATCTTCCGCGTATCGCCCACCTAGATCAACACCACCAGTAACTTGATTACCAACCACATTACCACCATAAATTGATGCGTTGGCTTCAGCAGGTCCTCGATGTGAATTGAATGTAAAATCAAGGAAGAAGATAAGACCACTTGGTAAGCTCATCGGTTGAACCGAAACAAGCTCATTAGCAATCAATCCTCCAAAGACTCGACGTACAATTGGAAATGCGACAGCTGCGAAGCCTTCGACATCGCCAGCGGCCATTGAAGATGCTTCTCGAAGAAGCTCTTTGGCTTGATTTTCTAAGAGGCAAGCCATTGTTTGACGACGTTGATCGTCCTCAATCCCCTCAAGAAGTCCGGTCTTATCCCATTTATTGAGAAGAGTCTGACCCTCTTTTTGA